GTTATGGTATATTACGGTAACAATTATGAGGATGGAATTGTTATCTCTGATAGATTAGTTAATGAAGATGTATTGACATCCGTTCATTATGAAGATTTGTCATTCAACATTACACCTGATAAGGTTTTGTTATCATTAGAACAAAACAGCTATAAACCATTACCAGATGAACTTCAAAGATTAAATATTGGAGATCCGTATGCGATTCTTAAAAAATTAAATACCGAAGATCATTACTCTGTATTTTCCGAAGCAATCACATTGGAAGCCAAGAGAAATTTCATCGTTTCAGAGGTAAACATTTATGCAAATGAATGGAATGATGAAGTACCCGAATTCAAAGAATGGATTGAAAAACGATTAGATGAACAACAGGAAAAAGAAAAATATTTACAAAAGATTATCAAAGATAACTTTGACAAGGCAGATGCGATAAGAATCATCAAAGAAAAAAGTCTTGATAAATTCTCATATGTAGGAAAATATAAATTCAAACGTGAAAAGATTACAGGCATAAAAGTTGAAATGTTTGGTGTTCATTTTCGAAGAGTTAAAGTTGGAGACAAAATGGCGAATCGCCATGGAAATAAAGGAGTTATTTCCAGAATTGTCCCACAAGAAAAAATGCCTCAATTGAAAGATGGACGGCATCTTGATATTTGTATCAACCCATTGGGTATCATATCACGGATGAATATTGGTCAGTTATATGAATTGCATCTAGCAATGTCTGTACAAGATCTTAAAAACAATATGTTACAAATGATTAATAAAGATGAAGATCAAGAATTGATCAAAAAATACCTTCTTGACTATATAAAGATTATTGATAAAACAAACGATAATTGGTATTATACACAGTTTGAACAGTTAATGCCAGAAAAAATTGATGTCAAGTTTGTAAAAGATTTATCAATAATTCAACCTCCATTTGAATCAGCTTGCTTAGAGGATTTGCGAAAGGCGTTAGAATATACAGGTACGAACTTCAAACAAAAGTTATACGATCCATTATCAATGACCGAAATTGTGAATGAAATAGCCGTTGGTTATATTTATTTTTTCAGAATGGTTCATATTGCAGAAGAAAAATTAGCTGCTCGTGGTATTGGTGCATATGCAAGACGAACACTTCAACCGTTGGGCGGGCGTAAAAATAAAGGTGGTCAAAGATGTGGCGAAATGGAAACCGCGTGTTTAATTGGTCATGATGCACCATGTAACTTATTTGAATTTCTGACAACGAAATCAGATTGTATTGATTTGAAAAATAACTATATTCGTGGGTTCATTGAATCACAATTGCTTGACGAATCAAAAGAGTTAGATACAGTTCCTGAGTCTGTGAAGTTGTTGAACTCATATCTCACAGTGATTGGAGTTGATCATAAATGAGTACAAATACCAACACACAACATGGAAACTCATATAAAAAATTTGACCAAAAGATTTGATCACATAGGAGGAAAAATTTATGACAAGCAAAGAATGTCTGCCAGATATTCAATGCGAATCTCCAAATATATTTATCCCTATTCAACAGGTAGGGGTCGAGAATATTGAGGTTCCATTTAAGTTAGAATCTAAATATGGTGGGTTTCATCAAATGACCGCAAATGTTTCGATAAGAACAAATTTAGATAAAGACACAAAAGGAATCTCAATGTCTCGACTTCTCCTGACATTAAAACCATATTTGGACTTACCATTGAAGCAATCATTAATCAAAAAGATATTGGAAGATCTGAAAGAAAATGTTGGTAGTCAGGCAAGTTACATGAAATTCGAGTTTCGTATGCCTATTAATCGTAAATCAATTATTTCAGAAAATGAATTTCCAATATACTACAAGTGTAAGTTTGAAGGACAGCTACGCCAAGTAAAGAAAGATATTGAACAAGGCGATGTTTATAAACTCGCCGATGAATTTATATTCTATCAAGGAATTATAATTCAATATGCATCTTACTGTCCGTGTTCAGCTGAACTCTGTAATCATTTATCATGTAACGGAAGTAGGGGCTTCCCGCACAATCAAAGATCATTCGCTGACATTGTAATTCAAGGTGATGAATCAAATTATATTTGGCTCGAAGATATTATTGAAGTAGTTGAAGAAAGAATTAAGACTTTACCATATCCTGTAATAAAAAGAATTGACGAGCAAGAAATTGCAAGGGTAGCAGCTGAAAATCCAATGTTTGTTGAGGATGCAATACGAACAATTTCAGATTCATTGAATAATATGAAAGGTGTTCATGATTGGATTGTTAAATGTAGTCATGAGGAATCAATTCATACATCCGAAGCAATTGCAGTTACTTGGAAAGGGATCCCTGGTGGGTTTGATGGGAGAAGATATTTATGATTGATGTTGCAGTATCATATGGATTCGGGAATGAAAATAGATATAATCTTGCGGTTATCCCCGAATCAATTCAATTAGCTTTGTACAAATATGATTTGTACAAAAAATATAAAAGCGAAATTTGGAAAAATGTATTGGACGGAAATACAACAGTCCGAGTTGTACATTTACCCATTGATTGCTTAAGGCGTGATTTTGAAGATACATTTGAAATCATAACTGATGCCATGAAATTCTCAGGATGTACACATTTCGTTGTGCATCCGAATAAAAGAATTGAAGATTTTATTCAAACATTTCTGGCATCAAACCTCAATGTCAAGTTATGCATTGAAAACTTTCAATGGAAATCAAATAAGGTTTACAGAACTCCTTTAGATATCATTGAAAGATGTTTGGGTCATGATAATTTAAGCATGACACTTGATACAAGCCATTCAGACATTGTTTGGTTTGATCATCGAGTTATGCCTTATCTTCTTAAACATACTTCTGTTATTCATCTTTCAAACCGAGCAAAAGGTATAAGCGACCATATGCCTTTTAACAGTCCACAAGGGGATTTGAATCTCGTAAGATTTGTGAACGACTTGAGACATCAGTATAGATGGAGTGGAATAATCGTTCTTGAATATATGGAAAGATACAATGACAAGACTATGAAAAATTATGAATATTTGAAAAGGCTGGTTTCATAATGTATCCGTGGGAATACAGCAGAGAGATATCAACATATCATGGAATGTCTTATAGAGGTGGTCGCCGTGGAAGTTCAACTCATTATAAATATACTCTCGTCAAAGAATATATTGATGATAGTCCACGACAATATTGGCGCAAAGGAGATATCGTTAAATTTGATGATGGATTTGTACCCCCTACTCGGGAATCTTGGGTAGATTGGTTTGCTACAAAAAGAGACCAGAAAAAATTCTGGAAAAGAATCCCCGCAATTGCAAGATATGCTGATAATCAACTTGCTATAATCATTGGGAGATATCGAAAGATAAAACTCAAATATAGCACATTCATTGATTATGGTGTTGTAACTATGATGTTAACTGGACCCAAAGCTGGGAAGATTAGACATTATTGGAACATAAAACCATTTGTTAAAAAATGTATATTTCCAGAAAAGATAAAATTTAAGTACATGTTAGATGCTATACCACCAGAGGTTGTAAAAATTTACAACCAACCTCATGAAGATACTAATGAGGGTCGTAATCAAATGCTTTATGAAATATATAAAGTATTCCATAAGGAGTGATGCATGAAAGAATTATATGAGAAAGAAAGAGATTATGAAAGAAGTATATTTGGGGAATATAAAAATGATCCATCATTGAGTTTCCCAAGTTTTCTCTTGTTCCTTGAACAGTATGTTCAAAAAGCAAAGGCGGCTTATGCAGGTAAATGGGAAAAAGACTTACCACCGTGGCTAAAAACATGTGTGGAGTATCAAAACGGTGGGTTCGCTCCTGTTAAGGCATATGAAGAAGTAATTAAAGTCATGGCTCTTGCAGGTGCGGCATTAGAAACATACGCAAATATCGACCCAAAAAAATGGAGAGAGAATGCGAAAAGTGATGTATTAAAATGGAAAAAATAAAAATAAAGGAGACAGTAACACAATGAACGAAAACTTATCTCAGATGGTACAAGACATAATCCCACCAGATCAGGGAACAATTTTCTCCGAAGCTGATTTAGATCTTCCTACTGAAGAAGTAGAAACTGTTGAAGTAGAAGCCACCCCAGCAGAAGAAGCAACGTCACAAACATCAGTAGTTCCAATTACAACATTGATCGAATGGTTTGAAAAGTATGGTGATAATCTTGAAAACATCAACCAAGTCAAAGTTGCAATTCGTGGGGTTGATGCAGACAAAACCCTTATTATGGCCGTTAAAAATAACGACGGCGGAACCGATGCAAATGGAAATGATAAAAGAACATTGCGAGTATTTGACAGTGCGGATACAATTACCGTATTAGATCTTCCGCCAATGTCAATGGACGTCTACAACAACGGATTCAAAATTGTTTATCAAGTTAGTGATAATATGTTTGTTAAAACATACGGAGTTCGTACTGGTCTTATCTGTACATTCTGCAATGTCATCGGTGGAAAATTAATTCCTTATGCAGTTACAAGAACAAAGAGAAAAGATACTGAATTGGAATTGATTCTATCAAATGAAATATCTGCAATAACTGCAAAACTGGCAGAAGCAGCGGATCTAGAGGCACTTCAATTGTTGTACAAACAATCCGCAAAGGCAATTGATAATCTTTCAACAAACCAGTCAGTCGTTGATTGGATTCTGGAAAGACAGGCTGCTATTACAGATATTAACCATCATCTTCAAATCGACAATGTGGTTATTGATATCTTGAAGTAAGGAGATTGGGCAGGCGCGAAAAGGGTATTGCATTAATCACAGTTCGGCTCCTGAGTAGGCCTGCTCATCATTTATCATGCAAATAAATAAAAATATGAAGTTAGTTTTGAGAGATGTTTATTTGTTCGATATTGAATCCTGTCATTATTCAATCATGCAAAACCTTGGATTAGATATGACAGGCATCGAACAAGAAAACAAAACCGAGAGGAATATCCAAATTGGTAAAATGATGAGGAAGAATCCAAAACTAACGTCACTTTTGCGGAATACAACTAAATCAATCATAGATGAATACATGCGGGTAAATGATATTACAGAAGACGATATTGTAATTCGTCAATATGATGGTGTATTGTTATATAAAAAGATTCTAAGAATAACTGATTTAAAAGGCATTCCGTTAAAAATTCGTAAACATTTTTTAGTTTTCATCTCATCAATTGATCGAAAGAAATACATTGCTCTGGATAGCGAAAATAAAACATCTGTTAAAGGTGTACCATATAAATATGATGGAATAACCCAAATTTATTCACAAATATGTAATATAAATTTCAACAACAAAGAAACGATATTCAGACATCTACAACGTATCAAAGACCATATGATGACTACAAACAATACCAAAATATTTGGTATTCCAGTGGATAATGGTAAGTTTAACATATTCTTGAAAGGTTACGGTCAAGTTGAAGTCACACAAGCAACATTGAAAATCATGGACCCAGATGATATTGACCGAGATAGGTATTTCAAATTTTATATAGAACCCTTTATGAAAAGTATTGTGGCAGATTTTGTGAGGTAAAAATATGTATATATTGAATTTAGCAGCAGGTAAGTTTAATCCCCTTGATATGAGTAGACAAACTCCAGCGTATGTTTTGAATGTCGATACTTCATATTATACTAAAACAACACCTGAAGCAATTGAAACATCAATGCTCACATGGGGGCAAAATCCTGATCGTTGCACAACAATAAGACATTTGAATAAAGATGTTTTTGAGTTTATGGAAAGAATTGCATGGAGATTCGACAGAGTTGCTTTGTATCGTTTCCTTGAACATATTCCATTTACACAAGTTGAATATTTTATTTATCTTGTATCAACGGTAACCAATCCAGGTGCTGAAATTGATATTATTGTTCCAGATTATAAAATTCTTGCAGAAATGATACTCATTGAAGACGGGATTTTTGAGGGAGACTCTGCAATCAATCTTATGGCACATAATATCAAATTAACAACAGAGCTATTGAATGAACCATCATGTCCACATGCATCTATTTGGACTCAGAAAAGAATGAAATATTTCTGGGAGCTTGAAGGTCGTTTTAAAGTGAAGAGCCAAAGAAGTGGATTTCTATTTGATGGTCGTGATATTTATTTGAGATCTATTGTGGAGAGAGTATAATACTCGGGTCAAAAATAATCAATGAATATGGGAGGGAAGGCGATTAAAATGAATACAGAATTTGCAGAAAGAGCGGTTGATATGGGATTAGATGCAAACCCTATTAAGGGTATGTATTCTTATTCTGATCAATACTCAGAAGTAGTTTATCGTAATTTGGGAACACGATTGTTAAATGGAGATCATCCAACTGATGGTCTTGATACTCCACTCATAGGAATCTTTATCAAGGCACCCGATTGGGATAATTATAGATATGTAGGATATGTTTCCAATCTTTACAAGTTTATCGGAAACGATGTTTTGAATCAACGGATTCGAGAGAGTATCTCATCAGTAGGTATGCCCATTATGACTGAAAATACAATTTTCACATATGACTATACCCGTATGAGGAATGAGATCATTATTCAAAATGGTCAACAAGTTCCAAATGCAGGTGATGTTTTGCCTGTGATGATTGTTAATAATAGTTACAATGGCACAAGAGCAGCATCAGTTGCATTTGGCATCTCAATGGATTATCGTCAAAGTCGTGTTACATTTGGATTTAATTTGGGCGAAATAAGACAAGTTCATATAGCCAATTCAAATACAAGGATGTCGTCTGCGATTAACTCTTACGTTAGAGTCTTCACAGATAACATTGCGAATATGATTACCCAAAGTTTTTCAAGTCGACTCAGTGAAGAGGAAATGCTTGGGGTACTTGATGTTATTGAAGGTTTTGGTAAAAAGAGAAGAGAAGCTGTTTCAGCCCTATTAGATGAAATCCAACAGAGTCAGGAATTGCCCTCTGCGTGGCAAATGTTTCTCGCAATTGTGAGATATAGTAGCTTCGAACCAAACCTCAATATAAAGAGAATGATGGAAAATGCAGCCGAAAGTGTTCTTGTTATTCCACCACGAATGTACGATGTCTTAGAAAGACTCGAACAGGAGTAGTGGATGTCTCAAAATGGGGTGGTATATAACCCCCCATTTTTTTGGAACAAAATATAAAAAAAGGATAGTAGTGATATGCCAGAAAAACCATCAGAAACAGTATATACCCCAAATCAATTATATGTCATTAAAGTTATGATTAAAGGTTTGGATTATACAAATGACACGGTAGACATAGTTCTTACGTCTTCATTAAGTACTGCATATCAAGTTGTTGACATTACATTTAATCTTGATCCAAATGATGTTATTATTGAAGATATTTTTGGTGGCGAACCTATAAAAATAACAATAATATTAAATAGGGAGCTAGAATATCCAGGACCAAGTATTGAAATGGAGTTGATGTATTTAACATCTGATTTTATGTTGACAAGTAAAGATGAAATATCCAGACAAACTCAGAAGGATAGAACACCATTTAAAATAACAACTATATGTAGAAGACCATTCAAAACAATGGCGAGTCTTGTTAATGATGTTTTCATCGGCCAGAATTTAAATTCAATCATTTCATCTCTTGGAAAATCTGTTGGGACTACTGTTGTATATGATTCAAATGGGCAAAACACAACCACAATTGATCAAGTATGTATTCCCCCAATGCCTTTTTATAAAGCAATAAAAGAGTATAACAAAGGTGATCCTGATATATTTGATGGATATTTAGATCAACGCTTTGGTTTGTTTTCAGGAACACCAGGAATATTTTGTCAGTTTGATAATAAAGTTTACATTAAAAATCTTACTGCTAAAATAAGAATGGATCAAGCATTTACTGTTTATCAATTATCAGCTGGAGCAGATAATAAAATAACAAAAAAAATTTATGATGATGCTGACAATACAGGAAAAGTTTTTTATACTTATGATATAATACATACAGCATATGCAGGAACTGCAAGATTTGCAGATGTTGGAAGTAGCATTAAACAAATTGTCAGACCAAAAAATTCTTTAACATTGATATTACCTATGGATTTGGCAGATGTTGCTGAAAAATATTCATTATTTTATAGCCAAAAACAAAAAAGTTTATTTATTGATGAGTTTTCTAAACGAACAAGATATTACAATGAAGATACAGGCAATGAAAAAGATATGACACAATTTTATTCAAGGTTTGGACGAAGTGTGTCTGATATGTCAAACATCTCTTTAAATTTAGAAAGAAACTTACCAATTTTAAATCTCATTAATGTTGGAGAATGTGTAAAATTTAAACCAACTACAATAGAGTATCAGGATTTTGAAGGGAAATATATATTATGGAGTTCAATTCTACACTTTACAAAGCAAGGTCCAATGTGGGCATCAACAGCACAAATCAATTTAAATAGAACCAACAAAAAGAATTAAACCTAACTTTCCCCGAGACATAGAACTGAAAATATTTTTAGAACAAAAAATAAAGGGGGAATAGTATGGCATCTATAAGCAAAGTAAAACCAAGGGATATTCAAGGGCTTGCAGATGAATATGTAACTGAATTTCTAAGATGTAAATCCGATTTTCATTATTTTTGTTCAAAGTATATTCTAATCGAAGTTCCGGGAAAAGATGTTAACTTAGTGCCATACCAAAAACAGGTTGAACTTGTTAATCTTATTGAAGAAAAACATTATGTTCTTGTTTTAAAGAGCCGTCAGATTGGTATTTCAACAATCATTCAGGCATACTCAGCATGGCTAACTATTTTCTTTGATAATGCTGTTATTGGTATTATTTCAAAGGATGGTAAAGAAGCGACAGACTTTGCCAGAGCAATTCGTGGAATGGTTGAGAAGTTGCCCAATTGGATGAAACCTCCAAAAGGTGTTTTAGGAAGAGGATTTGCAAAAAGAACAGAACAGTCATTTATTTTGACAAATGGTTCAAAAGTATTCGCTTCACCTGTAAATCCAAATGCACCTGATAAAACACTTCGTGGTAAAGCGTTGACATTCTTGGTAATTGATGAAGCAGCATTTGTTCATCACATTGATACTGCTTGGACTTCTATGGTTCCAGCATTATCAACGAATCAGATGCAAGCAAAGAAGGCAGGAGTTCCATACGGAACAGTTGTTCTTTCAACACCAAATAAAACAGTTGGTGTCGGAGAATGGTATTTCAAAAGATACATGAGCGCTGTATCAAGAGATGATATCTTTGAACCATTTGTAATTCATTGGAAAAGTATTCCTGAACTTGCAGATGATCCTGATTGGTATAAAACTCAATGTGCATTGTTTGATAATGATCCTCGTAAAATTGCACAGGAGTTGGAACTAAAATTCTTACCAGCAGAAGGATCATTCTTTGAACCTGAAACTGTTGAAGCAGTTCAAAATGCAGTTATAGAACCAATTGAAAAAACAAAACTATTCAATGGAGAATTATGGAAATTTGCAAACGGAATTCATGGTAGATATTATATAATTGGTGTAGATACTGCTCCCGAACATGGCGATGATAAATCAGCATGCACTGTTTGGGATTATGAAACCCTTGAACAAGTTGCGGAATATCAAGGTAAATGTAAAGTCCTTGATTATGTAAAAGTTGTAAAAGTTTTAGCATCACAATATCCAGGTCTAATTGTTGTAGAATCAAACTCATATGGAAACCAAGTTGTAGAACAATTGAACTATAGTGAATTTGGTCATATGATTTATAAAGAGAAAAGAGGCAAACAAACAGTATTACCAGGTCTATCAACCAACTCGAAAACAAGACCATTGATGATTGATGCCCTTTATTCATATATTACACAATACCCTGAATGTGTTAAATCAGAAAGATTGGCATTGGAAATTGCAGGGTTAGTAACAAAAACAAGCGGTCGTGTTGAAGCTGATTCAGGTTGTCACGATGACCTTGTGCTTGCAACATCAGTTGTTATGTACGTTAGAAAATACGACCCACCAGTTTTAATTGGATCTCAAGAGTTTACACAAATTTCATCTGAAATGGCTGATATTATTGCAAGTAATTCAGATATTGTCAAAGATTTTTCTAATGAAGGTATCTTAAAACATGTCAAAGATAATATTGGAGAGATGTCTGGTTTTGTTGATATTCTCGGAATGTATCAAAACAAATAGAGTATATTTGTAAGGAGATAACTATACATGGCAGACAAAAAGCTTTCAAGCGGATCAACTGATAGAGCACGCCGAATTAATAGTCTTCACAAGGCAATTAACAGTATGATTCAGGAGCAGGACAAAAAACGCCTTCAAGTATCCAACGAAATTAACTCATTAACAAAAGAGCAACAAAAGTTAATGCAGCAATTGGACATGGAAAGGAGTGAGTTCACAACAGAGACTGCTGCTGCATATAATGGTGTTGTCAAAAACCTTGGGAAGACAATTCAAAACTTATCTATAGGTGTAAAAAACATCACCATGGATACGGCGAAAACAACCAGCTCCGCTATCAGTCAGTATAGTAAAGCAATTGGCGAAGATATTAGTGTTAATAAACAAAACACTATAGCAATGGCATTATCAAGAGCAACTCCTTTATTTGGTTACTTTGCTGCTAAGTTTATGGAAACAGATGTATTCCAATCTGCAGCGGCAAAAATGAAAGAAAAAACAGCAGAAACATTTTCAAAGGCCAGCGAATCTCTTGTGAATGTTTTCAAGAAAAAACAATCAGCAGAGGTGTCAGCTGTACCTCCTAAACTTCAAGAGGGTGGGTTCATTAAGAAAGGTGGTATGGTTGAAGTTCATGCTGCTGAAGTTGTAACTCCTGTTGATAAAATTCTTGAAAAAATTGATCCAACAAACAGTCAAAAAGTTATTGATGCAATTACAGCAGTAAAAGAAGAAATCAAAACAGCTGCTCAAATTGATCCACCAAACAGTCAAAAAGTTATTGATGCAATTACAGCAGTAAAAAAAGAAATCAAAACAACTGCTCAAACTACACAAGAACAACAGCAACAACTGGTTAAATCTATCAGCGAATTAAGAGCTGGCATGATTGGTTCTGCTGAGCGTATGCAAATTGGATGGCAGAAAACCATTTTAGAAAACCCTGCTCTGAGAGCAATGACAACCTTTGGCCAGTTAATGGATACTGTTATCAAAACCCCATTTAAAGTACTATTTGGTATTCGTGGTGGATTTCTTGGAGATGTAAGACGTGCAACACGCACAAGTAACATATTCCAACAACAAGTCAATTTATTAGCGCTTATTTATTCAAAGGGTATGCGTTTCTTACGCAACATTGATAAATATACAAAGGTTGTGGCAGAAGCATTAGTTGGTGAAGAAGTATCTCCAACATCTTCAAAAACATATACTTTATTTGGGCGTATTCGTGAGTTTATGACCACCAGAAAAATTGGTGGAATTAAACAAGGTGCGTTTGATCGTTTTGCAGAAGGATTAGGTCTTGATAAAGGTGCGTTAAGAGAAGCTGGTATTACAAGTTTTGCTGATTTGTTATCGCCTGGTACAATTCTAAGAAATATGGGGATAACCAAATCCAATATTTTTGGTAAGGTTATGGAAGGGCCTGGTGGCGGTGAAGAGATGGTCAATCAGGCAAAAGATCTTGCATTTGATACTCGATTCGCAGCCCGTGGGGCAAGAAGACGTCTCAGAGCAAAAATGGGAGCTCTCAAAGTTGAGGCAATGGACGTTTGGGAGCAAAGAGAAGAGATTACCAAGAAAGCAATGAATAACGTCAAAACCTTTCCTGGTAGAGTGATTGATGAAATGAGCCGTATCAGAAAAGCAGAAGAAGATCGCGAGGAAAGAGAAGGTCCACATTCACCAAGCATGGCGGAAAATATTGCTGAGACTGCAAGAATTACAAAAGAAAAAGCAGAACCTTACTATAAAGTTGCAAAGAAAAGTCTTTCGCAAATGTTAAAAAATGCAAAGATCAGAGCTAAATGGGAAAAACGTCGTCTTAAAAAAGAGTATATAAATGAAGCAAAAAAACAAAAACAATTAGCTGCTCTTAGAAAAGAAGCAAGACTTGCGAAGAAAGGCATTCAAGATTCAGCGTCTATAGCTAAGAAAAATAGAAAAGATGCAAAGGGATGGATACCAATGATTGTTGGCTTTGCATCTAATTTATTTAGTAAAGTTGTATTCATGGCGAAGAAACTTGCTTCAATGACATCATTTCTGCTTGGTCCATTCTATAAATTAGCACAAATAGGTTTTGGTGCTATGAAAGGTATTGG